AAAAAATTTTTTGACAACTTGTTTATCAAGCGTCTAAAGAGCGTTAGCGGTGGCTACGCAATGACCGTAATCTATATCAGACTAATGCTTGAGAGTTTAGAAACTGATTGCATCCTGTATTATGAAGGTTATTTCGATAACTTGGTTCAAGAGTTAGCACTCAAGCTAGACGTTAGCGAGGATGATGTCAGTATGACGATAGCTTACTTTACTAAATGTGGGCTTATCCAAATCGACACAGACGGAAATGCTAAGTTTCCACAAGCTGAAGCCTTACTTGAACAAGAAACAAACTGGGCACAATATAAGCGTAAAGATCGCAAAATTGGACAAATTCCAACCAAATTGGACAATGTCCAACTGATGTCCAACCAGTGTCCAAC